TTTTTAAAGGCAATCAGGAATTAAACCTAGAGGCAAAAGCGGTATTAATCCCGATTTATAATAAGTATTTTGGAACTGCCGACGCTGGGGATAATAACAGCCAATGGAGACACTATTTGGATAATTTAAAAAGCCTATGCAAACTGTCAAAATAACAGAAGTAAAACTAAATCCTAATAATCCCAGGATTATTAAAGATGATAAATTTAAAAAGTTGGTTCAGTCAATTAAAGACTTTCCAGAAATGTTAAAAATTCGCCCAATAGTAGTTAATCAAGATATGATTATACTGGGCGGAAATATGCGTTTTAAGGCCTGTAAAGAAGCAGGATTAAAAGAAATTCCAATTATAGTAACCGACCTATCTGAAGAAAAACAACGTGAGTTTTTAATCAAAGATAATACAAGCGGTGGCGAATGGGATTGGGAAGTATTAGCAAATGAATGGGATGCAGAACAGTTAGATGCTTGGGGTTTGGATATTCCTAATTTTGAAGTTAATGAAGTTTTAGAAGCAGAAGAAGATGATTTTGATTCAACACCACCAGAAGAACCTAAAACAGTACTTGGCGACCTTTACGAAATTGGAGAGCATCGGTTGCTTTGTGGTGATAGCACTTGCAGTGATACTGTTGCAAAGTTGATGAATGGAGATAAAGCGGATATGGTGTTTACTGACCCGCCTTACTTAATGGATTTTACAGGTGGCATTCACGCAGATGGAAGTAAAAGTTTCAATGCAAGTCACGGTGGAATAAAGAATGATAAAATGTCAAAAGAAGATGGAGACGACTTTTTAGATGCAATAAACGCAAACATTCAACTATTTACAAAAGGAGCGTTTTATATTTGTTTTTACAGACTAAAACTTGGTGAATATTTTCAAAGTTTAAAAAGAACAGGTTTAGAAGTTAGGGCATTAATAACTTGGAATAAGGGAAACCACACTTTATCTAACTCGGATTATATGAGTAAATGCGAACATATATTTTATGGTTGGGTAAGTGAACATAATTTTTACGGAGGCAATAATGGAATGGATATTTGGGATATACCAAGAACTCAAAAAAACGAGTTACATCCAACTATGAAACCAATCCCTTTATGTGAAAAGGCTATAAATGATGCAAGTAAAAAAGAAGATAAAGTTTTAGATTTATTTTTAGGCTCAGGTTCAACAATGGTAGCCTCGCATCAACTTAAACGTAAATGTTACGGTATGGAATTAGACCCAAAGTATTGCGATGTTATTGTAAAGCGTATGCTTAAATTAGATGAAACTTTAAAAGTAAAGAGAAACGGAGTTGATGTAACTAATGATTGGAAATAATGGCATACGATAGAGTAAAAATATTTGAACAAGCTAAAGAGGTAATAGTAAAACATAAGTTATTCTTCGTGGATGATATTGTGGCTTTTTTGCCTTGTTCAAAGCAAACCTTTTATGATTTCTTTCCAGTTAATTCTGACCAACTTGACGAGCTAAAAGCATTATTAGAAACAAACCGCACTACTTTAAAAGTTTCAATGCGGTCAAAATGGTACACATCAAACGCACCAGCTTTACAAATGGCGTTAATGAAATTGATTGCAACGCCTGAAGAATTAAAAAAGTTATCAATGCAATATATTGAAAGCGAAAACAGAAACTCTAATTTCGACATCACAAAATTGTATGATCAAGAAACACCCGAAGCATTGGAATAAATTAATAAATCCGACTAGATATTTTATTATAACTGGCGGTCGTGGGAGTGGTAAATCGTTTGAGGTTGGGCGATTTGCTACTCTTTTATCGTTTGAAAAGGGCCATAAGATTTTATTCACACGGCAAACGATGACCTCAGCGCACTTATCTATTATCCCGGAATTTCAAGAAAAAATAGAACTGCTAGAATTAAATCACGCTTTTGATATTCGCAAATCTGAAATCGTAAATCTACAAAGCGGAAGCGAAATTATTTTCAAAGGAATTAAAACAAGCTCCGGCGATCAAACTGCAAATTTAAAATCACTCCAGGGCGTTACAACTTGGATACTCGATGAGGCCGAAGAGCTAACAGACGAATCTATATTTGATAAAATAAACTTTTCAATCCGGCAAAAGGGTAAACAAAACCGCGTTATTTTAATTCTCAATCCTAGCACTAAAGAACATTGGATTTATAAAAAATTTTTCGAGCAAGTTGGAATACAAGAAGGATTTAACGGCCAAAAGGATAACGTTACTTACATACACACAACGTACAAAGATAACATCGAAAATTTAGATCCGTCTTTTTTGCACGAAGTAGAACAGGTCAAAATTAATAATCCGAAAAAATACGAACACGTAATTTTAGGAGGTTGGTTAGACAAAGCCGAGGGCGTAGTATTTACAAATTGGAAGTTCGGCGAATTTAACCCCGATAATTTACAGACCTCTTTTGGTATGGACTTCGGGTTTTCTATTGATCCGGATACCTTAACCGAGGTTGCAATCGATAACACCAAAAAGAAACTTTACGTAAAGCAAAAAATTTATCAAAACAAACTCAAAACCCACGAGCTTTGCCAATTAGTCAAATCAATTACAGGAGATAAATTGATCGTGGCCGATAGTTCCGAAAGTCGTTTGATTGAGGATATGAAAGCATTTTCAATTAATGTCGTAGGCGTTAAAAAAGGAACTATTGAAAGCGGTATAGTACGAATGCAAGATTTTGAGATTATAGTCGAACAGAACAGCCACGATATAGCAAAGGAGCTTAATAATTACGTTTACTTAAATAGAGTCGGCAAATTATATATCGACGCTTACAACCACGCAATTGACGGAATTAGGTATAACGTTATACACCATTTAGATAATCCAAACTCCGGTAAATATTTTATCTACTAAAAAACGAAACACTTTTTTTAAAAATTCGTTTACTATTTATGAAAGTAAACGTAACAATCCCGACTAAACTAAGCGAAATTACTTTATCGCAATACCAAAAGTATTTGGATATTTTAAAAGATAACCAGGATACTAATTTTATGCTGCAAAAAACAGTACAAATTTTTTGTAACGTGAAATTATCGGACGTCGCAAATATGCGTTATAAAGATGTTATCGATATTGTAGGCAAAATAGAAAACGCTTTTAAAGAGCAGACAAATTTAATCCCAACTTTTACGCACAACGGTACAAAATTCGGTTTTATTCCTAAGCTAGAAGATATGTCGTTTGATGAATACTCAAACCTCGATTCTTATTTAGCCGATTGGAATAATATACATCGTGCAATGGCTATTTTATACAGGCCCATTGTAAAGGAATTTAAAAACACGTACGAAATAGCGCCGTATTCCGGTACGACCGATTACGCCGAGGTTATGAAATCAATGCCGCTCGATGTGGTTTTGGGTGCGAATGTTTTTTTTTGGAATTTAAGCAACGACTTATTGACAGCTTCCCTGAGTTATTTGGAGAAGACTGTGGCGGATTTGATTCAAACGCCCAATTTGGTCGCCGCTGGGGGTGGTATGCCAGCCTTTATGCAATTGCGGGAGGAAGTCTCCTCAATTTTGAAGCAGCTGCAAAAATAAATATATATGAATGCCTCACGTTTCTAACTTTTGAAAAGGAGAAAAACGAAATGGAAATTAAAATGTTAAAAAAATGATAGGATATTACCAAATTTTAGACACAATCAAAGCGAAATTATTAGAAGACAATTTTTGTAAAACAACTTCTAGCGGATCGATTTTTAATGTAGCGTTAAACAAGCAGGATATTTACCCAATTTCGCATATTATAGTAAATTCATTTGCCGAAGAGGGAGAGGCTTTTAATTATAATATCAGCGTGCTTTGTATGGATTTGGTAAACGATGACGATAGCAACGAAGAGGACGTTATACATACACAATCAATGGTAGCAATTAGATTAGTTGAGTCGTTAAGACGTGGCAATTTGTTTAGAGATTTATACCAATTAAACGGGGCCACTACATACGAATTTTTTACAGATCGTTTCGAGGATAAAGTCGCCGGGTGTACCGCTACTTTTAACGTATTGGTAAGTAATGAAATGTCAATCCGATGACCGAAGTAGAAAACACGATTTTAAAATTTCGTAATTACGTTATACAGCAATCCAGGTCAAATTTAACCAAGGGCAAAAAAAACGTAACGCGTAAATTATATGATAGTATAAAAGGCGAAATAGTAACCGAAAACGGTTTCACTATTGTAGGTTTTAAAATGGACGAATACGGAAGCTATCAGGATTTGGGAGTAAAGGGAGCCGATCCGTCGCAAGTTTCAAAGAACTCAAAAATTAGAGGTCAGCAAGCGCCGAATAGTCCGTATAAATTTAAAAGACGAATCCCGTCCGCGCCTTTTGAAAAGTGGGCCAGGTTTCGAGGTGTGAGATTCAGAAACGCGAAAGGCGAATTTGCAAAAGGAGGGTTTAAATCAATCGGGTATATTATCGCTAAAAATGTATGGGCTAGGGGAATAAAACCGAGTCTATTTTTTACTAAGCCATTTGAAGCGGGGTACAAAAAATATATCGATATTGACTTAGTAAAATCATTTGGCCAAGATGTCGAAACAATCGTAGATTATAATTTAATACCTAAAAAATGAAAATAGTATCTGTAAGAAGTCCTTACACAATCATAATAGCAGAATCAGGGCAAATTGGAAGTAAAGTCGAGTTATACATATGGTATAAAGGTCAGTCAGTTCCAACTACTCCAAATTATACTTTGTCAAAATTAATCCCAAGCCCTACGCAAATTGATACATATTATAATGTTTCAAATTATGTAAAGGAGTTTATTAGCCAGGATATATACCCTGAGGTAAACGCTCCTGTTGTGGCGGATAATAAGCATTGGGTAAATTTTAGAGTAAAAAGATTTAAATTAGTTGGTAGCACTTACACGGAATTAGACTCGACCGATTATGTAGGTGTAAACGGTTATAATGATCCGTTAGAGGGTTATAATAAAATTACAAATAACACACATTTTTTATGTGGCTCAACTGCTATAAAATTACAATACAATTCTATAATTCCTTTTTATAATTTTATTTGTGAGCGAAATGCTACGGATAATTTTAACGTCAAATATTATAATAAAGCTGGATCTTTATTAAGTACGAATATATTTTTAACGGCCGGATCTACTGAAATTTATAATTTTTGTATTCCTGTGGTTGCCGAAGATGATACCGTAACGGCTAAAATTTGCAGAGGAGCAACTATTCTTTATACTATTAATTCGCAAAAAATTGATGAGTACAAATATAATTTTAATTTTATTCCTTTTATAAATAAAAAAGGCGGTTGGCAAACTTTATTTTTCTTTAAAAAATCTAGCGAGTCAATATCGGTAAAATCAACTGAGGCAAAATTAAACACATCGAATCCTAACTATACAGTTGAGGCCGGGCAAAGTAGATTTTTTAATTTTCAAGGTACAAAAACTATAAAATTAAATACCGGTTGGGTTGACGAAAACTACTCAGATTTAATGACTGAGCTTTTGTTTTCTGAAAAAATATTACTCAATTATAGCACTCCTGTAAAATTAAAAAATAAATCGTTTGATTTAAAAACATCGATTAACGATAAAATGATAAATTACGAGGTTGAGTTTGAATTAGATTATAATTTAATAAACGACGTTATATGATAATAGTAGGCCTATTTATTAAAACCGATAACGAGTTTTTGAGAGTTGATTTTTTTAACGATGAGAAAATATCGCTTAATTCGTCAATCCAAAATATTGCGGACATCTCAAAAGTAACTACGGATTTTTCGCAGTCGTTTACGGTGCCAGCTACAAAGCAAAATAATAGAATTTTTAAGCATTGGTATGAGAGCAGTATCGATAGCGGATTTAATTCTAATTTAAAAGTTGAGGCTTATATTGAATTAGATACTATACCTTTTCGTAATGGTAAAATACAGCTTGAGGGCGCAACGGTTAAAAATGGAAGTCCTGAGAATTACAGTATTAATTTTGTCGGTAATTTAACAAATTTAAAAGATAAGTTTGCGGGTAAATTATTAAAGGATTTGACCGACGATACATATGATTATGAGTATACAGCAGCTAATGTAAAAAGTAAAGTAGTAAGCACAACCACGAGCGGAGATATAATGTTCCCTTTGATTAGTTCTAGCCGTTATTGGAATTATGGAATAGGAGACAATATAAATAATACTAATACACCTATTCGTTATAATGAATTATTCCCGGCTTTGCGAGTTAGTGCGGTTTTAAATATGATTGAAAACGATTTCGGCATAAATTTTGACGGATCATTTTTGAGTAATAATAAATTTTTAAACGCTTATTTATGGTTAAAAAATGCCGAGGAATTTGTACCAAAGTATAAACATACATTAATTACATACGATACTAAAACTTCAACAAGTGGAGACGCCACCTGGATTATTGATTTAGCAACTGAAACATTTACAACATCATCATCATCTTACGAAAGTTCTTTGACTTTATATGTAACACCAACAACAGCTGGAATACCATATAACGTTTATTTATATGCTAATGGAATACAAATTTTAAGTTTTAGTACAACATCAACAACAACAGAACAACAATTTATATTTTTTGGTTTAACTTCAACTTATAAAAATACATCATTTCAAGTTTTTATAGGCCCTGTAAATACTTCTATTACTTTTAATTCAAGATTAATATTAGGCTGGAGAATAAATCTAGGTCAAGGTAATGTAGCGTCTGGAACAATAACACTAACTAAAACATCAAATCAAACAGCACAAAGCGGAAGCGAAATAGCTTTAAATAATTACTTCCCCGAAATCAAAATCGAGGATTTTTTTAGCGGACTTTTAAAAATGTTTAATTTGACGTGTTTCTCAAATGACGGAATTAACTACACGCTAGAAAGGATTGACGATTATTACAATAACGGATCATTTATAGACATTACAAAGTATATAGATATTGAATCGAATACAAGTGTTAACCGTGTAAAGACCTTTAAAAAGATAAATTTTGAATACGAAAAGAGCGAATCGATTATAAATGTAGGTTTTTTAGGTAGCACTGGCTTAGAATATGGTAGTTTATCGGCCGAGACTGGATACGAGGGCGAGGAATATTCTATAAAATTACCTTTTGAGGACTTGAATTTCAACAATATAGGGGGCGGATTGTTACAGGTGGGCTACGCTTTGAAGTCAGATTTAGCGAAATATGTACCGAAAGCGGTTATTTTATACGATTATAACCCGTCAGGATTAACAACGTGTCCGCAATTTTACTTTAATACAAATTTAACCGGAGGTACTTCGACAGCTCATACAACTTATAAAGCATTTGGCCAGGAAACTTTAATAAGTGGTAATACATTTAGTTTAAATTTTGGGACTCAGCAATCGACACTAACTAATGTAATTATTGAAAATGGATTATATGCTCAAAATTACGATCAATATTTGGCTAATATTTTTAACATTAAATCTAGATTGATAAAAATAAAAACGTATTTACCTACTTCGATATTGACAACGATAAAATTAAATGATCGGTTAATAATTCGGGATAAAAGATATATTATTAATTCTATGAATTTAGACTTAACAACCGGCGAGGTACAATTTGAATTATTAAACGATTTTAGGATATTATGATAAAAAACATTTTAGACCTTTTAGCGCTCGATGAGTTTTATGGTCAAAGCGAAAATATAGAAATAGCCAAAGGCAAATTTGAATTAATTGACAGCTGGAAAAAAGCATTTAAACAACTAAAAAGACAATGGAAAATAAGGTAGTAAATTTAGAGGTTAAGGATAATTTAGGAAGTTTAAAATCTCAGCTTAGAGAGGCACAAGCTGAAGTAGCGGCGTTATCGGATAAGTTCGGAGCGACTTCGAGAGAGGCGGTAAACGCTGCTAAAAAAGCGGGAGAGTTAAAAGATAGGATAAGCGACGCTAAAGCCTTAACGGACGCGTTTAATCCTGACGCTAAATTCAAAGCGCTTTCAAGTTCTTTAGCTGGTGTAGCTGGTGGTTTTTCAGCAGTTCAAGGCGGAATGGCTTTGCTAGGAGTTGAAAGCGAAAACGCCGAAGCAGCGCTTTTGAAAGTTCAGTCGGCAATGGCACTATCGCAAGGTGCTCAAGCAGTCGGCGAAAGTGTGGATAGCTTTAAACAATTAGGGGCGGTTATTAAAAATACTACAATAGTACAGGGCCTTTATAATTTTGTTCAAACAGGATCCTTTACAGCAATTACAGCTAATACGGTAGCAACCGAAGCGCAAGCGGCCGCAACTGTAGCAAGTACGGTAGCAACTACTGGAGCGAGTACGGCCTTAAAAATTTTGCGAGTTGCTTTAATTGGAACAGGTATAGGCGCTATTGTGGTAGGTCTTATTGCTTTGTATCAAAACTTTGACAAAGTAAAAAACGCTGTTTTAGGTGTTATACCAGGACTTGCAAAGTTCGGTAATTTTATCTCAAATGTATCTCAACAAATTACTGATTTTGTCGGTGCGACTTCTGACTCTAGTCGCGCATTGGATAAATTGAAAAAAGACGCCAACGCTACGCTATCGGTAAATAAAAAGTTTATGCAGGAACACGGCGACCAAGTCGACCAATACACCGCTAAAAAAATAAAAGCAAAGGACGATTACGCAAAAGCAATCCAAGAAGACGGCGCAAATGTAAAAGAGTTAGCAAAGCGTTTAAATCGTGAATTATTAGCAGCCGATGAGGAACGAACTGAGGACGCAAAAAAGGCTAGGCAAAAACAAAAAACGCAAACCAAAAAAGATAATAGCGAAGCGCTAGCAGAACAAAAGGCTTTTCAAGACGCACTTAAAGCACAAAGCGACGCACGTACAACAAACGAAAACGAAGTCACTCAGGCGATAGGGGACGCATTAGATAGGCAAGCCGAAAAGGGAATGTCGGCGACGGATATTGAAATAAGAAATATTCAAGACAAATATTTTAGATTAAACGAGTTAGCAATACAGCAAGGGCGAACTGAAGAGGAACGCACAATTTTGCAAACTCAAAAGCAAAATGAAATAGACGCTCAAAAGAAAATAAAAGCAGACGCAGACGCAGTAGAAAAAAAGAGTAGAGATGATAAAGAAATAGCAGATGCAAAAGCAAAAGCAGATAAACAGATTGAAATTGATAAATCTGTAGCAGATGCTAAAAAGTCTATTCAAGAAAGTCAATTTAATAATATTAGTGCAGGTATAGGTTTATTAAAAGGTTTATTTGAAAAAAACAAAGGAGTACAAAAGGCTTTATTAATTGCAGAAAGTGCTGCAGGTATAGCTAAAATAATTATTAATACACAATCTGCTAATGCTGCTGCTAAATTAAAATATGCTTTATTACCTGGTGGACAAGCATTAAGTGCTGCAGAAATAGTAATGAATAAAGTTAGTGCAGGAATTGGTATAGCTTCAAATATAGCTGCAACTGCAAAAGGATTAAGTGCTTTAGGTGGTGGTGGAGTTGCAAGTTCAAGTAGTGTAGGTGGTTCTGGTGGTGGTGCTGCTCCTGCTGCTCCATCGTTTAATGTAGTAGGTGCAAGTGCTACGAATCAATTAGCACAAACAATAGGTAACCAACAACAACAACCAATTAAGGCTTATGTAGTAGCAAACGATGTTACAACACAACAAAGTTTAGATAGAAATATAGTTCAATCAGCAACGATAGGATAAAACAAAACAAAACACAAATTAATCGTTTACTTAATATGGTAAAATCTTTTGAATTAATATTAGACGAAGACGACGACGGCGTTTATGCGATTAGTTTAGTCGACAGACCAGCTATCCAAGAAAATTGGATCGCGCTTTCGGAATCTCATAAAATTGAATTTAAAGAAATTGATTTTAAAGAAAATATACTTATTGGCGCGGTGTTAATTCCTGACTTAGAGATTGACCGGTTAGACGAAAATAAAGAGATTTACAAAGTTCATTTTTCGGGAGAAACAATTAAAAAGATAGCTAAAAAATTTATGAAACAAGGCTATCAATCGGAATCTACATTACAGCATAAAACAAAAGTTCAGGGAGTTCACGTATTTGAAACGTGGGTAAAAGAGGATATGATCCACGATAAATCTGTAAAGTACGGTTTTGACTATCCTTTAAATACGTGGTTAGTTAAAATTTCAGTCGATAATGAAGATATAAAAGAAAAGGTAAAATCGGGCGAAATTAAAGGGTTTTCAATCGAGGGGTTTTTTAATCAAAAATCCGAAGATCAAAAATTGTTTGATCAATTAAAAGAATTATTAACAAATTAATTATAAAATGGAGTACAAACAAACATTAAACAAAGTTAGGGCTTTACTATCAATAGAGGTAAAACTTGCTCAAGCGACTTTAATAGACGGTGTTGCTATTTTGGAAGCGGAAGCATTCGAGCCTGATTATTCAGTTGGAATTGTAACCGAAGAGGGAATTATACCAGCGCCTGTCGGAGTTCACGAAACTACTGAGGGAATGATTATTACAATCGAAGTTGAGGGTATCATTAAATCGGTTGAACAAAAAGCTGCCGAAGAAGTAGAGGTAGAAGCTGCCGAAGAAGTTACGCCGCAGGGTGGGGCTAAAAAGGTAGTTGAAACTATCTCTAAAGAAACTTTTTTCGAAGAGGTAAAAGTTGAGATTGAAAAATTGGAATCTGAAAACACAGCTTTAAAAGTTGAGTTAGCGGAAGTTAAAAAACAATTAGAGTTAGCAAGCGTTAAGCCTATCGCTTTTAACCCGGAAGTAAAACAAACAAAATCGGTAGCAGAAATGACACCACTAGAAAAACACAGACTTTATAAACAAACACTAATAAAATAATAGATTATGGCAATTTCGTATTCATCAGTAGACATTAGAGGTAAGGCAGTTGAGCCTATCCTAGAAGAAGTATTCTTCGCAAATAAAACAATTAACGACGGTTATGTAACATTCAACAGCGACATTAAAGCTGGAACAATTTTTACAGAGGCTGGAGTTGATGTAACTGCACAACTTTACACAGGTGCAGCACTTTCTAACAGTGGGTCAATGACTATCACAGATAGAATTATCACACCTACAAAATTAGAGTACAAACAAACATTTTTACAGGAATCATTAAGAGCGGGTCGTTTTGGTAGATCAATGAATCCGGGTGCTTTCAATATTGAATCTAGCGAGTTTGCTAGTACTGTTTTAGCTCAATACGCTCCTGCTGTTTCTGAAGATTCCGAAAAAATATTCTGGGGTGGTATTACTGCCGCTACAAAAACAGCAATCGCTGCTTTAACTCCAGGCGCTGCTCAAGGGTCTATAACTGCCGCTACTCAAACAGCCGTAGCTGGATTGACTGCTGGACTTGTTGACGGTGTATTCGCTAAAGTTCTTTACGATAACGCTGCTTTGGGTGGTTATATCAAAGTAACAGGAACAACTGTAACTAGCGCTAATATCGCTGCAGAATGTGCTAAAATTTTTGCTGCAATACCAACTGAAAACTTAAACGATACAGTTAGCCCTACGGTTATCTACGCTCCTAGAGGTTGGAAACAACTTTGTTACAACGCTAATAACACAGTAGGCGCTGCTCAACAAGTTAATTTCCAAATATCAGGAAACGATTTTAACACTTCAAAAGTATACTACAACGGAATCGAATTGTTATTCGTACCGGCTCCAACAAACAATATGGCTTACGCACAAAGAAAAGCGGCTGTATCTTGGAATACTGACTTGTTAGATGATGTAAACAGATTTGAAGTAGGTAAATTGGTAAACGACGGGGACACTCAATTCGTGAGAACTATCTACACTTTGGCTGCAAATGTAGGTCAAGCTACAAAAGGAGTACTTTACGGAGGTTAATTAATAACAATAACCCCCTTTAATTAGGGGGTTTTTTAAAACATATAGATATGCCAGCAGAAGCTTTTACATTAGGGCGCCTAGAGCCTACAAAATCTAGCAACGGTGGTTTAAGAAACGTTTATTTTATCACTAGCGGGCTTATTGCTCCGAGTGCTTTTACATACGGAACTACAACCAATACAGACGCTATTGCAAGCGTTACAGGAGCGGCTTCGGTTACTGCCGTAAAATATGAACTTTTGGGAGTGAATAGCTTTGATCAAACTATGACTAGTTCACGTGAAAACGGAACAACATTTTTTGAGCAAAAATTAGCGTTAAAATTGAAAAAATTAAACGCGGCTACTCATAAGGAATTAAAACTTATCGCATACTCAAGATGTCAAATAGTAATTGAGGATAATAACGGAAATTTAATGCTAGCCGGATTGACTAACGGAATGGACGTTACAGGAGGTACAATCGTATCGGGTACAGCTTTAGGCGATCACTCAGGATATACTTTGGAATTAATGGGAATGGAGCCAGTAGGTGCAAACTTTATTACAGGTGCAATTACAACAGTTATCGGCGGTACAATTACAGCAGGTTCATAGTTTGATTTTTGATTTTTTGATTGAAAGGCGCCTAATTAATTTTAGGCGTTTTTTTTTGAAACAAAAAGAAATAAAATTCGTTTACTTTTTATGATTATACTATTAGAAACAAATCAAAGCCAACAAATATCATTTATCCCGCGTGAGATGACCGCTTATTTGTTGAAAATTAAAAACGAAACTACGGAAGTAGTGCAAACCATAACGCCTACGTTTTATAAAAACGATTATTATTATACGTGTTCGGCAGTTTTTAACCTAAAAGAAAATCATTTTTATAATTTAGAAGTGCAAGACGTGAACGAAAAGGTAATTTACTTAGATAAAATCTTTTGTAAAAGTCAAAATCCTAGTTCGTATCCAACTGCAAACCCTACAAATACAATAATTTATGAGCAATAATAACCACGT